TGGGCTTTGCTATCGCTGGGGGTGATAGCCCACAAGCGTTGCAGAACATTGCTAATGGTGCCTTGGCAGGTGTCAAGGCCATGAAGGAAGAAAAGCAACGCCGTCAGGATCGTGAAGACAAGATCACGGGTCTCGCTGTGTCAACCATCCTTGGTCGTGAAGAGAAAGAAGAAGATCGTACCTTCCGCAAGGAAATATTGGACATCTCCAACAAGCATGATCTGACAAAGTTTTCCTTACAGGACGCTTCAACAATGAAACGGTTCACCACAGAGTTGAACTTTAGAGCCCTGATCAACGATCAGAACAATACTCTTCAACTTGAGTTGAAAAACAAGGACATAGATATTACCAACGCTCGTATGCGAAACGACATGAACTCACTGATTATGCGGCTAGAATCGGCTGAAGGGATCGCATCGGACGACAGAAATTCAAGAGAAACTATCGCGCAGGCAGGTGAAGACTCTGCTTTAATCCGTTCTGTTATTGCTAACCTACCTGATGGATACGGGTTTGCAATGATCGAGGGTCAAAACAAAGGTCTTAAAGGCAATGATTTGATTGAGTATGCAACAGAAAACGGCAAGAAGTTTGCCGCAGATACGCTGTTGACTGGGCCGGACAGCCTGAAACGGGCTGCTACGACCATCGTTCCTCAGATCATGAAAGAGCGAGGGCTCAGTTTTGATGAGGCTTCAAGGTCACTGTATAATGACCCATCGTTCCAAGGCATGTATGGTGATCAGATTACTTCGTTGAATATTCCTCTTGTTGAAGTTCAGGATGCAGGTGGTCCAACGGGGCAGAAATTAGTTGTCGGGACAATACTGAACTCAAACGGTGATCCTGTTACTGGGATAGGTGACATAGGCAAAAACAAGAATTACCTGGTAGTAAAACAGGACGGCACACTAGAATTACGAAAGAACAAGTAAGCCATGGGACGCTTTGATGTATCAAGCCTTATTGGTGAGTCGGAAGATCAGGACGAAACCGTCAAAAGCGCGGCGGCGGCTGTTGGGGCTGACGATGATTCCGAATACGAAGGTGCCCTCTGGGAACTTGGTGAAGGGATTGCTTCTGGTATAATCGGTATCGGCCAAGGGATCTTGGAACTTGGCGCATCTGGCATCGATCTGATAGCGGATACGGACTACGCTTCTTCCGTTACAGAGGGGGCAGAGGCTCTTCGTGACACACTGGGCATCGATCCTGAAGGTCTTATTGGCAAGGGCGCGGAAGTTATTACGCAGTTTGTTGTCCCTGGTTTGGGTGCGGCAAGTGCCGTTAGCAAACTTTCTAAGGTCGGCAAGTTGCAGAAAGCATTGCAATCCGGCAGAGCCTCCGCACTTCCAGGTCAAGGAATTACCAAGGCAGAGAAGTTGGCTCTAGGCGCACAACAGGTAGCCGCCGCAGGTCTGGCAGACGCCGTTGTGGCAACGGATGGCACCACTACAATCGCGGATTTCTTTGAAGGTGGTCCTACACAAACCGATAAAGAGATTGGTTTGAGCGGCAGGGAAGAGGCCACACGCCGACTCTTGAACAAGTTTAAAATTGGTGTCGAAGGTGCAGGTGCCACGGTCATTGCACCAGCGGCTCTTGGTATGACGGCAACCGTAGCAGGCAAGGGTGCGCAGGCCGTTGGTCTGGACAAGGCCGCTAGTTACGGCGCACGCAAAATCCTTGAAGGCGGTGGTAAAGTCAAGGATGTCCTCGATGATCTTGAGTATCAAAGAACCTTGGGCAAGGACTTCACCGATGACGCAACCGGAATTGTAAGTACGGGAGTAGGTAAACTAAAGAACGCGGTTCCTGATGTCTTGGCCACTCTTCGTTATCGCGGTGTTCTTCCTTACGATATTGGTGAAACCCGCTCCTTGGTTCAGGCAAATGTTCAGGCTGAACTCAAAAATGCTACAGCGAGATTAAATCGCATTGAGGCGGGGCTCGACAAGGCAATTAAAGATCCAGGGGTTGAGACTGGTGATCTGGTCAAGCAAGACTATTTCAATAAGATCGAAGAGTTCCTGACCACGCCTTCCCCAAGAAGAAAGGTGGAGGCATTGAACTCTCTTCCGTCTTCTGTGCGGGACGATGTCGTTGGTATGCGGCGGCAGATCGATGATCTTAGTAAAGATGTTATGAACAGCGACTTTGTGAGAACGCTGGAGGGCAAGGTTGTTGGAGGTCAGGATGTTGCGGATACTATCCGTCAAACAATCAACAAGAACCTCAACTCTTATATGCGCCGCAAGTATCGCATGTTTGAAGATGCAAAATATAAACCCGATGAAGAAACCATTAATGCTGGTATCGCTGGGTTCAAGGCCAACAAACGCATGGCGGAAAAAGAACTCAAACATCTTCGTGACACGGGACAGATGGATGCAGCCCGTTTGGGGTTGGATGACAAGGGCAGAATTGTGGGTGAGGTTACGGACGCACAAGCCAAGATGGCTGTAGACAGTTTCCTTAATCGATTCAATGTGGCCAATAAAGGGAAACGAGCAAAAACATCTACTCGTGTTGCTGAAGATCGCTTGAAGACAGGAATGTTCTTGAAACGAGATCGGCTTCAAGACTTTCAGAAACGCTTGCTTGGTGAAATCAAAGATCCACAAGAGTCCTTTATTAGCACAATCGCTGACCTTGCGGAGTTCAAAGCCATCGATGATTTCTATGGCAAGATTCGAAACGATATCCCAGGAAGCGAAACACTACAAAAGATGTTCGTGAGCACAGAGAATATGACGGACGCTGCAAAGCAGGGTTTGAAAGAAAGAGGCTATTATATTCTTGGTGAGCAAGGAGCGACCTCGAAAAAAATTAAGACGGCTGAAGACTTTGCCGAAGCGAAAGGCAAGTCAGGGTGGGGTTCTTTGCAAGGCTACGCTGTTCCTGAAGCAGTGTACAACCAACTCACAAAATCTGTGGGTGGCGGAATGCTTCCTGATTGGGTGAAATCCTCATACGGCGGCCTGCTTAAACTCAAAGGTATGAGCCAATACGCAAAGACTGTTCTATCACCTATCACTCAAATCAGAAACTTCACTACGGCTGCTTTATTTGCAACGGCACAAGGGAATGTTGGCCGTGGCGCAAATATCGGGGAGTCCGTTGCCCTTGTCCTTCGTGATATCGGGAGAAAACCTACCGAGGAAATCGCCGCAGAACTGTCAGAGATGCAGCGTTTAGGGGTCATCGGCACGCAGGCAGAACTTCGAGAACTCCAAGATCTAATCCGTCAAGGGGCAGCATCAAAAGGCGGAAGCGTTTTTGTTGAAGGAGCAGAGATTAATCCTCGTCTTCGAAGTGAAGCCATGAAGAAACTAACGGATAACTATATTGCTAAACTGGCAGGTGCGGCCAATCAAACAGCCCAAGACCTTTACAAGGGCAGTGACGATGCGTGGAAGATGTATAACTTTAAGTTTGAGCAAAGCAAACTAAAGAATGCATTGCGTGGCTCATCCCCCGAAGAGCAATATCTTGCGCTTACTGGTCGGGCTGCTCCTGAAGGATCCGCTGTAACACCGCAATTAATTGACGATCTAATTAAAGAAGAGTCTGCTCGTATCGTCCGTAATACGGTGCCGAACTACAACCTTGCACCTGAAGCAATCAAGACCTTGCGGAAGATGCCTATTGGTAACTTTATCACCTTCCCATACGAGATCATGCGTACAGGAACGAACACGATTACTAGAGGTATTCAGGAACTTGCTTCAACCAATCCTGAGATTCAAAAGATTGGTATGCGCCGTTTGACAGGAGCGATGACTACATTTACAGCCGCTCCTATTGCCATGACAGAGTTGGGTTACATGGTAAGCGGTGTGACGGCGGAAGAGATGGATGCATATAAGCGTTCTGGTGCTCCTGAGTGGGAGCGCAACGCCAGGCTTATTCCTATCGGAAGAAACGATGACGGCAACATTGAGTACATCAACTACAGTTACTCAAATCCATACGACTATCTGACACGCTTTGCGTCTGGCGCACTCAATGCGTTTGATACATCACAGCGCACAGGCGAACCTCTCAGCACCAACCTTCGCAAAGCATTGACTGAAGCCGTAGGCGAATTGGCTTCTCCGTTTACAGATCAGTCGATGATCGCGGAAGCATTGATCGATGTGCTCCCTGCCGAAACAGGGTTTGGTCGTGGCGGTAACCGCATAAGTGGCGCACGAGTATACAACCCAGAAGATGACGGCGTTACGCAAATGCAGAAGTCAGCGAACCATGTGATCAATGCGCTGTTGCCTGGCGGTCTTCCTGTGGATGTCCGTGGCGGTGAGTTTGAGCCAAGCCGATTCCTTCGTGGCGTAGCAGCAGCAGTAGATGCAGACGAAGGGTTTTTGGGAATCTCACCAAGAGATCGGTATGGTCGTGAACGCAATGTGAAAGAAGAGATGTCTCGTGCGCTCACGGGTGTCACGGTTCAAGAGGTAGATCCTGCTAGAACCCTTGAATACAAAGGTTTCGAGTTCCGTGAATCACGACAGGACACATCTGGTATCTTCAACTCCGTTGCTCGGCGTCAGAATGTAACATCCGATGATCTTCTGAATGCCTATGTGGATGCAAACGAAGCACGCTTCCGTGTGTTCAACGAGTTCCATCGGACGGTAGAAGACATGAGAACCATGGGCATGAACGACAGGGATATTAAAAAGACCCTTGAAGATGCAGGTGTCGGTGGCGTCAACCGTTTGGTTCGTGGCGACTATGAACCACTTGAAGTCAGCAAGACCATCATTGATGAGATGCGCCGCAACGGCACGATCAATCTGTTGCCTCGTGGTGAGATCCGAGCCTATCAAGCAGAGCAAAAAGGCAGAGAGTTTGGTGATGTGGAAGAGGATGATTCTGGTCCCTTGGAAGCACCAACAGGTGGATTCAATGTCGCTCCACTACTACAACAGCAACAGTCTATGACATCTCCTCCGACTGTCGCACCTAGCACCACGGCTCCCGCAACTGGAACCACGGCCCCTGTTGCAAGGAGTTCAGGACGGTTTAATGTATCGCCGCTTTTGGTTCCTGATCCTGCAACCAGAGCAACCTTTGGGATAGAGTAATGGACGTAAACAAACTCAAAAAAGAACTTGCCCTTGATGAGGGCGTTAAGCACGAGATCTATCTTGATCATCTAGCCTACCCCACGTTTGGTATAGGGCATCTAATTAAGAAGGATGATCCTGAATATGGCAGTCCTGTCAAAACTCCTGTGTCAGAAGAACGTGTTGACGAGTGCTTCAAAGAGGACATCAAAGTCACGCTTGCTGACTGCCTGACGTTGTATGATGACTTCTATGAGCTTCCAGAAGAAGCCCAGCTAATCATAGCCAACATGATGTTCAACATGGGTCTTCCTCGAATGAAGAAGTTTCGCGGGATGAAGCGCGGGGTTGATGCAAGAGACTGGAATAAAGCAGCCGATGAGATGGTAGATTCGGCTTGGTATTCGCAGGTAGGTAAACGCAGCGAGAGATTAGTTAACCGTATGAGGGCATTAGCTGATAGCTCTAAGAATGCTTAGTGAATTAGACACAGGCAAGATCGGCGAATATATCTGCGCTCTGCGTATGCTTAAATCTGGCATCTCGTGTCAGATCGCCAATTTCGAGGCTTTGGATATCATCGCTTACCATGAAAATAGGTTGATCCGCATTCAAGTCAAGTCCAGCACCCTAAAAAAGAATGGATCTGCACCACGAAACGGATATCAATTTAACCTTGGTGTTGGCGGGAAACAAAAGAGGGTGATGACCAGCGCAGATTGTGATGTCATAGCACTGGTCGCCATCGAACAAGAGCAAGTAATCTTTTACCCGCAAGATAGACTTCCGCAAAAAACAAAACGCCTATCACCGAAACGATTTGACAATGATGGTGTCTGCCTTAGTTCTTGGAACAAGACTATGTCTCATCTGTTTGACTAGGATCCCAACCCTCTGGGGCTGGGTGATACACGAGATGAAACGCTCCGCATTCTGGGCAACTCAAGTTCGACACGATAAAGTATGCGTCATCGTCATCGATGTCATGGTCGCCGCCCCAGATTACTTCGTGATTACAAAGAAAACAGTTAGCCATTATCCTACTTCTCCCCAGTTGTTGCCTAGTTCCTGATCCACCTTGCTCGGCACTTTAAGTGGCGTGCTGGTTTCCATGATCTCCGTGATTCTCGATGCTTGCTCCTTGGACTCTACATTGAAGCAGAGTTCGTCATGAACCGTGAGCAATGGCACAAGACCCTCTTTGTAGCACTCAACCATCGCGGTCTTCGTTTGGTCGGCTGCCGAACCTTGGATCAATCGGTTTAACGCCTTGTAGGTAAAGGCGCGGCGGATGTTCATGCCGTACTCTTTCTCCGCATCTTCACGCTTCATAGGCTTGTTGTAACCAAATGTCCTTGGCTCCCACATATCAAACCGACACTGCCGCCCTGACATAGTCCTGATCTTGCCGTGCTTGCTAGCCTGGTTTGACACCAGATCAGCCAACCCTTTAACAAAAGGAACTTTGGTGTGGTATTGCCCCAACAATTCGGTGGCTTCGTCTGTGCTGATGTTCATCGTGTTGGCTAGTTTAGCTTTGCCCATGCCATACATGATGCCCAGATTCACGGTCTTGGCCTGCTTGCGACTGATCCCAGCCATGTCTGCCACCATCTGGTGGAAATCCGCATCGCCTTTGTGATACTGCTCAACCAGTTCGTCAACCAACGGATGCCGCATGTTGTCGTTGAGGCTGGCGCAATAGTGCACCAAGAGCCTTGGCTCCTGACTCGAATAGTCAAAACTACCCCACTTGCAATCCTCGTCTGGGATGAACAACCCACGGATTAACGACTTAATCTCTGGATCTCGTGCAGGGAGCTGTTGCAAATTAGGATTACTGGAACTAAACCGTCCTGTTACCGTGCCGCCATCGTCCGAACGGAGCTGATGAAATTCGCAGTGAATGCGGCCCTTGTGGGAAAACTTTAGGATGTTATCCACAAACGTATTGCTTGCCTTATCTAGTTCACGCAAGCGCAGGATCTTTGCCGCAACAGGGTGCGGTGAGGCTTGTAGAAAGGCTTTTGTAAAAGACGGCTGACCGTTACCTTCTGTTCTGTTATAATGAAGATTATAATAGTCAAATACTTTAGCCACAGATGTTGACACCCAAGGCTCTACCTGAAAGCCTGTCTCGTGCTTGATATCTGCCACAAGATCTTTCTTTGCTGCGATCAACGCTGTTTTTGCCTGCTCGGCACCGTCTATGTTAACCTTGACTCCCGCCTCTCGCATATCAAGCATAAGAGGAATTAGGTTCGTTTCCATCTCAAACACTGTCATAAGGCTTTGCGCCTGTAGCTCCACCTTAAATCTGTTCCACAGCTTCAATGTGAGTTCGGCATCTTTCTCGGCATATGCCCCCACAAACCGTGAGTTGAGCCGCCACATCTCTGCCTTCGGATCAAAGCCGTGGTCAAGAGCCGCCGCTCTTAGAGTCTTCTCGTCCTTGCGTTCGTTTAGGTAGTCTCGCGCCAAGTTGTTAAGGCTATAGCTGAAGCGGTTCTCGTCAATAAGCGGAGCCGCTACCATGGTGTCGATTATCGTCCCTTGAATCTTGACTCCTGCCCATCGCAGCCAGCCAGCGTCATAGGTGGCATTGTGCATAATCTTAGGGATTTTAGGCGTAGCCAACTGATCTTTGAGCCATGTCATCACCTTCTTCAAAGGGATGTTGCCGCCGCCCTCGTGAGCAATAGGGTAATACCCAACAAAATCCCCAGCCGCGATAGCGATACCGACAATAAACCCATCGCTCCTAGCCCAGCCTGGGCCTAATGTCATGAGGTTTGGATCATTGGTTTCCAAGTCAATAGCGATATATTCGCTTCTGGTTAAGTCAGGGAAGACCTCTGGTGGTAACCAGTCCTGCTCTATCGTATCTAGATCCATACGATTAAGAAAACTTAATTGGCTTTTTTCCTTCTTACTCGCCATTCTTTTCCCCTCCTAATGCCGCATACCCACAAAGATCAATCCAACTGTCCGCATGATCGGTCTTCATTAAACGTGCCGCCTTAACCATGATCATACACAAAACAAACTGTTGCTCAGTGATTTCTGTGCCAAGAATAACAGACCAGAGTTTGGCAATGTCTTGAAAGTTCTTGTGAGCATCCCCATAATCTTTGTGCCTGTCGCCGTTAACTAAACCTTTGGCTGTGTCTAATATCTCTTCACGTTTCATGCTTATCTCCGCGTAAGTACCGTTCATGCTCCATGCCATTGTCAAAACCTTTTTGATACGCTTGGTTCAGCGCAGATGTCATCTCAGGTCCAATCGAAAGGTTAAAACTTGTTGTGACCCTTTCACGAAAGCCCTCAATTATTTCCTCTACAAATTCATGTTTTGTCATATTTCATACCTATATTTACATTCTGGATCTACGATATGCAGATTGTGTTTCGTTCTCGTGATGCCTGTATAAAACACACGGTGCTCATCATCTTGTTCAGGGTTCTTGACCGCCGGATAACACGACTCCGTGAACAGCATGATATTGTCATCCTCCCCACCTTTCATGCGGTGGATAGTAGATAGGCTGATCCTTGCTTCCATGTTGCCCCTCCGCTTGATCGCCGCCAGATAGGTGCGTTCTTCTGGGGACATGTTCACGATGTCCTCGGAACTGGTAGACTTTTGCGACAACATACCATGATCACGAACCAGATCCTCATACTTATATATCGCTTGAGGATCCACAGCATCGAGAGACTTGACCGAACCTCGTTGAACCACGGCTCTTGAACCTTGCTTCGGCACTTGCTTGTACAGTTCCCGAACATCTTCGAGGCTCACGCCCTCTTCCTTTTGTAACCGATCCCAGATCTTCATCGCCTTGAGCAGTTCCTCGTTGAAACTGAGGCGATCATACATCCGAAACAACTGACCATCGTTGCGCAGTTGAGTGGCTACTTTGGCTATTATATTGTTGGTTCTCCCCATGATTGTCCACGAACCTTGATCCGTGTCCACATCGTGCCAACTCGAATACCACTGGATATCCCCCTCACGATCCATTGGATTCCAGTCCTTGGGCTGGCGATACCCGATCCTCTGAACCACACTGTTGGCTAGATCGAACACCTTCTTCGGCACGCGATAACTTTGATCCAAGATCTTTTTGTTGTCGCAAGCATTCATGAAGTTGCTGACTTCTACGCCATTCCAACGGTGGATACATTGATCGTCATCCCCCGCATAGTAGATACGATCAGCGTGTTGCTTGAGCACATTAACTTGATGCCACTGCAAAGGCGTTAGATCCTGTGCTTCATCGACAATAAGAACATCAAGCGTGGGTGCCGTGCCTTGCCTCACGAACTCCTGCACCATATCGGTGTAGTCGTGCTTCATGGCATCCTTTTTATACAAGTTGTATGCCTTTGCAATATGCTCGACATTCTCCCAGTACAGACTGTAGTCGGCGCGATCATTGAACTCTTCTTCGAGTGAGATGCAGCGCATGGCAGATCTGGCTATGATTTCCAGATACTTGTTGCCCTCCTTGTTGGACATCGGAACCAGTCCGTCTTCCATTGCTCTCGCCGTGTTGCCATCAAAGACCATGCCCAGATCCCTACCAAGCATATTGAAATCGTAAGCATTCATCAGGTCTTCATGGTTGTAGCCAAGCCAGCGGTGGCCAATAGAATGTAGTGTCCTGAACCACGGAACATCCTTCTCCGTCAGTCCAAGATCGGAACCAGCCCGAGCCCGAGCCTCTTCGATAGACTTCTTAGAGAAGGACACAAAGCCGATACGGTCAGGGGGCGTGCCTCTTGACAGTTCTTCTTTTATCAAGTTGATCAGGGTGTGGGTCTTGCCACATCCTGGTGGTCCGAAGATCAGCGTTTCATTCGTCATCGACTTTGCCTCTAGGTCGATTAGCCAACCACTCTTCAACTTCTGACCGCAGCCACCTCGTTGTGCTGTTCTTGTCCGTATGCGGACCCAACACAACTGGCTTTGGGAAGTGGCCTTCTTTCACCCAGATATATATGGCAGATCGAGAAACACCCAACCATTCCGTCAGGTCCCCGACCTTCAGGTATTGCTCGTTAGAAAGGGATGTCATCCATGTTCTCCTTGTTGCTTGGTAGTTTGATTTCTGTGTCTTCGAACTCAGGCACCCACCATACTCGAATATTGTGCCATTTGCCCGACTCATCTTTCAGTTTGTAGTATCCATTGCATTCGCCGCCATTGTTCAAACGCTTCAGTCGTTCTTGCAACTGAGGTCTGTTGAACGCTTGGAAGCCTCGTGTCCGCAGGAACTCCTGCAAACCTTTCATCGTGAAGTAAACAAGATCGTTCTCTGTCCACGGCTTGCCTAACTTCAACTCCTCTGGTGACCGCGCCCTGATCCGGCTGGTGCAATAGAACTCTAGCAGTTCCTCGAACTGACCTGTCATTGTCAGTTCTGGTGACACTTCGATGTTTGTTGCGGTCATCATCAGGTTGTTCACCAACACCTGCCAGTCCCCTGGTTTCATAGTAGGGGGCATGAAACTAATCTGATCCATGCAGGCTCGTTGGAAAAGCGTTGGCATCTGCAACTGCTCGGTTGAGAGTTCGAGTCGCTGTCCGTTGACATCGAGGAAGTAAAGTCTGGGCTCTGATTGCAGGATGGTCAGGCCGCCCATCGATGGCATGGCGGATGATTTACCTACGCCGTGCTCCATGGTGATGCACTGATCTCTGTTGCAATAACTAGCCATCGGTTCGTCCTTGCACTTGTAGCCATACTTATCTTTTTCTACCTGCTTCTGAAGACGGACAATGTCATTGGCTGGAAGCGGCGGCTTACAGATCTTGCCGTTCCATTCTTCCATCTTCTTCTTCCAGTTGTCGGGGTATTTCTTTTTCAAGAATATCCCTGTATGCAACATCGTGTTGTCACGGCCACCTTCACCGACACCCATCATCACAATATACTTGATGCATGGTATCAGGCCATCGAACTCCTGCTCCTTGGACTCGAAAGACAACCTGGATAAATCCTCGATGGTGGTCTTCTTTTTATCCACCAAGTCAAGGAACTCTTCCAAAGACAGATCATTGCCTTTGGCGTCCACGGCATATCGCAGTGTGTTCTGATGGTCAAAGTATGGCAGGTTAATAAAGTTGCCAACATCCCCCCGATCAGCAAGGATCTGATCCTGCTTTGGGAAAACCTCGCAGCCCGAGTAACCAAGCACGGCAGAGAACTCTGTCAAGTAGTCACGCATATCCACAGCCCGAACCCAATCCTTCATGAATAGGTAGAGGTGTGCTCCGCCAGACTTGGATCGGCAAACAACAAATGGAATACCTAAACTGTCGCACTTCTTCTGGATCTCGGCATGGTCGATTGGATACTTGTCAATATCAAGAACCCCAAACCGACAAACATTTTTATCTGTAATCGGGATCGAACCCACACCTTTTGTTCCATCTAAATGTTGTGCAATCAACTCCTTGGTTAGCGGCTCTTTGACTATGAAACTTCTTGCTTCTGTCTTTCCGTTACGCCGCTTGGCTCCGACTGTTGTTTGACCGTGTGCCTTGTCTGATCCTTCAAACACAGCCGCAAAGCGGTCAATCAATTCCATTATAAACTCCGTGAGAAAAATGGGGGGAAGCCCCTCTTCCCCCCAAGTGGTTCAATTAGAATGGCACATCATCGTCCGGTGCGGTGGACGCTGGTGCTGGTGCTTCCTCGGCTACTGCCTTGGCCTCGCCTTTCATAATTGACTCACGGAATGATTTGGCTTCATCGAACAAATTCTTGTCCTGAATGAACCCAACCTTTTCAATCTGCCAGTTGTACCAAGTGCCCATGGTGTTGGACTCCTCAGTAGTAGACAGTTTCCACATGGTTGCATACAGGGCAGGCGTGCGCATTTGTCCCTTGCTATCTTTCACCTTCTGCATTGCAATCTGTGTTTTCCAACGGCGACTGACCTTCAGCTGTGTAGACTTCATGTCCACGATTGCTGGCTGGGTCATGCCATCTGCACCCACCAAGATGCAGTAATGCTGGTCAGACTTAACCAATTCATTACCGTTTGGCAGGATCTCTTTGGCACCGTTGCGTGTGGTTTGAGAAAGATCTGGATCAGCAACTTGCCGCTCCCCAACAAATCCACCACCGCTGTCCAACGGAACAAACTCAAGGTACTTCGTTTCCTGGTAGCATGGGATGACAGTGATGCCATCTTCTCCGCCCCAGAACTCCCCAGTCACCGTATTGAAGGCATCGCCCTGTGATGCACCTTTAATAAATGCAGGGTCGCTCTTCTTGATTTGCGGTGACAGTGCTTGAATGACACGAATGAAAGGGATCTGTAACTCCGAAGTATCGTAGTCGATACCCTCTCCAGCCGTAGCCAGAATGTCATCCATCATTGCGGCTGGAAGACCAGCCTCTTCTTTTTTTACGATTTCTGTGCTCATGATTATTTCCTCTTCACATCAGCAGTTCTTGCAACATATGCTCCAAACATATCCAGATCTAAAGGTAGACCTTGTTCCACCCGCTCTTTGACAAACGCCTTGAGCGTCATGGCATGGATATGCGTCTTTTGTTCTGGGTGAAAACCACGCTGTTCGAGGTCATACATGACATCGCCAGCCTGATTGTCTTGCCCACGACCAAACGACACGATGATGTCGTTCTTAATGATGTCGTCCAGACCATGTTCACGGAGCCAGTTGAAAGCCTCCTGCTTACGGTCAGCAGGGATAGACGCTGAGACAAACGGTTTTAGTGTTACGGTTGCACCTTCCACATCGACACGCTCGATACCCATCTCATCCATGAGGGCTGGGATCTGCTCAAACGATATCCGCTGTTTCTCCTGCTTGAGTGCCTTCAAATGTTCTTCAGCGTCATCGATTTGCTGTTGAACATTATTTAAAAGACGAACCAAACTGGAGAGCTGTTTGCCGCCATCCGCATTTACACCGCTAAGTGTATCCGCATCGGCGAACATTTCTTCTTCAAAGATTGTTTCACTCTGCTTCATAGCAAGTACATCCTCTTCAGGTTAAGTGTTGACTAGCCAATCCAATCAACTTATATATAACATAATGGAGGACATTAATGAAAGTCAACTACAAATTTAAAACTGAACCGTATGAGCATCAACGCAAGGCGTGGTCAGCAAATTTGCAGCGTCAGTGCTACGCTTATTTCATGGAGATGGGAACTGGTAAGTCCAAAGTTCTCATCGATACCATGGCCTATCTTGCTAACACACAACAGATAGACTTTGCGTTGGTCATCGCGCCCAAGGGCGTATACCGTAACTGGATGAACAAGGAAATACCAGAACATTTTCCTAATGACATCCGGCGGCACACCTTCTTGTGGCAACCTTTGTCCACGAAGAAGTATAAAGATGCACTGAAAAATTTCTTCTCGAACCCCGAACCTGGGCTCAAGATCTTTGTCATGAATGTCGAAGCGTTTAGTTCTGCCAAGGGCAAGAAGGCAGGCGAGTGGATCGCAAAGAAGTTTGGTGCAAACGGGATGATTGCGATTGACGAATCTACCACGATCAAAAATCCAAAGGCAGCCCGAACCAAATCCCTTCTGAAGATCTCCCAAGAATTTAAGTGTCGGCGTATCTTGACGGGTTCGCCCGTGACCAAATCCCCTCTGGATCTGTATGCACAATGTGCGTTTCTCGATCCTCGGATCTTGGGCTACGATTCCTACTATGCATTCCAAGCACGATACGCACTCATCCAACGGCGCACGATGGGATCACTCAGTTTTGATGAGATCATCGGGTACAAAAACCTAGACGAACTGACAGAAAAACTGGATACCTTTAGTTATCGTGTGCTCAAGAAAGATTGTTTGGATCTGCCCGAAAAGAATTATACCGTGCGTTATGTCGGCATGACACCCGAACAACGACAAATGTACCAAGATATATCAGAAGAGGCCATGATTGAGTTTGAAGATGGGGAACTTGTGACATCCTTACAGATGATCACGGCATTGCTACGCTTCCAACAGATCTTGTCAGGGCATTTACCGACTGATGATGGCAACCTCGTTGAGTTTAACACACAGCGTCTTGACGCTATGATGTCATGCATCGAGGAGGTTTCTGGCAAAATCATTATCTGGTCACGCTTCAGATATGATATAGTGCGTATCAAAGATGCGCTTGCAAAGAAATATGGTAGTCACAGTGTGGTCACATATTACGGAGATACTTCTGACGAAGAGCGTCAAAACGCTATAGCGTCATTCCAACATGGGGATGCTCGGTTCTTTGTAGCCAACCCAGCCACGGCTGGATATGGGCTCACGCTGACTGAGGCTAACACCGTGATCTACTACGCTAACGACTTTAATCTCGAAACTCGAATCCAATCAGAGGATCGGTGTCATCGTATCGGACAGAAGAATACTGTCACATACATCGATCTGATCTGTGAAGGCACAGTGGATGAGAAGATTGTTCAGGCGTTGCGAGATAAGATTGACATTGGTGCCAGAGTTCTAGGAGAGGAGGCAAGAGAATGGTTGACTTTAAACCACAAATATCAGGAAGCATAGATGTGCTCATCGATTACAAGAAAGGATTGCTTACGCAAGAGCAAGCAGTAGACCGATTTAGGAAACTGACTGGGCTCAACATAGAAGTTGCAAAAACTTTTTTGAAAGGGATGAGTCGTGATAACATCATATCGCTTGAAGCAAAGAGAAAGATCCTTAACCAACAGGAGGAGACAGACGATGATCGAGCAGGGTGATGGCACTATTGCAAAGCGGCTGAGTCAGGGGATGTGCCCTCGATGCAGGACACACTTGCCGCCCGTTGATGTTCACGGGCATCTACAATGTGCCGCTTGCAAGGTTGTGATCAGCGATTGTTGCCAAGGCGAACAAGCCGAATGTTTAATAAAAGGAACAGCAGATGGAGGATGGCCACTTGATCGGTCAGACGATTAAATGGAATTATTGTGATACTGGTGGTCTTGTACCAAGTGAAAAGGGGCGGTTGATCCGCCCCTTCCTTGTATATAGTTTCTTTGATTTCACAACTCGTTGCCTGAACCTTGGCTCACGAATCTTAAGTGCTACTGGATTGCGTTTCATAGGCTCTTCGGATTAACACGCCAATCTGCCGCGCCATTGTCCGCTCCTCTCTGTCTGCAACTTGCCTCAACATCTCATATGTTTCAAGAGGCACAGCCACATTACGAAACCTTGCTTTTTCTTCTACCTTTGGTCGTCCGACTGGCTTTGCCATCTACCTTTCCTTTCTTCTTTGCGTGATACTTTTCTCTCGCCTTGCGGTTTCTTTCTAGTCGGGCGGCTTCACTTCTTTTTCTGTCCTTCGCCGACTTCTTTTTTAACGCTTCCCGTTCCTCTGGACTCAAGTGCGAGTTGTATAGAGCATACTCCACCCCGAACAACGCATTGAGACCTGGCTCTAGCTCCTTGGCTAGTTGTGCTCTTGGGATGTTCGTGTGTGATGACTTAGCATCCCTCAAGTCCTTCCGTATCTCCCTATCCCATGCGTGTTCAAACGCTTCTCGAAGCTCCTCGTCTGGTTCTTCTTCGGGTTCGGGTTCAGGTGCATCCTCGTCATCACGAAAAAAATCATCTTCAGGTTCTGGCAATTTGTTTTTTAACTTCTGCCAGATCGCCCTGTCTCTTTCTTCGTTGATCTTGGCTCTGATCTGAGTTTCCTTTGGATCTCGATACACCATCCCCTCTGGATCGTACTTCAGTCCCATTTCGTCTACTACGGCTACCAGATTGGCGATCATCCTTAGATCTCCGTCCTCCAGAATGTACCGTATCGACTTTCCTCGTAGCAGGTTTAGTGTGTCGTTTACTAATACTTGTTGTTTGTACATCTTTGTGCCTCCTTATCTCGACTTCGATGTAGTATCCATGATGACCGTCCCCTCGCCTCGGAATACTCGCTTCCTCATCGAGCAGATCAATCACCTTCTCTAATTCGGTGGGTTTTGCTACCACCTCTTTCACAACTTTGCACCGATTAGAATACAAAGTAATTGTGAAGTCCAGTATTTTATTTGCGTTTTTCAACTGTCAAAATTATCCTCTGAGTTATATCCCAGGATTTTGAACTCGTGTGTGCTACCTCCAACAGGCAACAGATCCTCGTCCTGCTCGATGAGCGCGATTGCTTCGCCCATGGTCTTTGCCTTAACCACATAGTAGTTTGAGGCATGAACCATGAACTCCTGCGCTATCAGGTATTCTTTCTCAGTAACCTTGGGCACGGTATCTCCGCTCGATTTCATCGCAAGTGTCCTCCATGTGAAGGTCAACACATAAGCGAATGATGTCGGCCACGCTCACTTGTCGCTTGGTTATATCTGACAGACGACTAGCCTTCTTCATAAGGATTTCATACTGCCGCTCTCTCATGACCAAGTTAAATGTCTTGGTTTTACATTCGAATTTTTTTGGTCTACTCATTTTGTCCTCAAGTTGTAGTCGTGAATAATTGATCCTAGTTTTGCATTACTCTTCGATGCATGGTTTTTTATCTTTAACCTTCTCCTTTGCGGATTTCATTATGTTGACTATTGACCGCCCCCTGCTTCTAAACTTAGACAGCTTCTTAACCTTTGGGACTTTCAACAGTTCCTGTAATTCTTTATTCATCTTCGACAAGGTATCCCTCCCCTTCACAAGTGTCACAGGTATCCATGTACCCTTCCAGATATCCGCCATTGTTCCAGTCAACGACAGAGCGTTCATATTCGCATTCCCCCTCGCCACCGCACTCAGGACATAAAACATATCCTGAGTCCAACATACTTTGGTGATGCTTTCTTTTTATCTCGCGGCGCAACTCATGATGTTTTTTCATCTGAGCCGCTAGTTCCTTCGCTGTCAGGTTTCGCATTATTCACATCCTCGTATATTTTAATTAAATCTGCGCCGTAATTCTGAATCCACTCTTCGCGAGTCATGTCCAAGGCGTTCTCTTCCATTTCGATTAACCAATCCTTCACTCTTCCCATTTTTAACTCCATAAAGTTCAAACCAATGATCTACGCAATATGGTATGTCCATATCCATCGCGTCCGCTTTCTTTATGCATTTAGAGCATATTGTTATGCTTCGTATCATGAAACCACTCCCTTTGCTTTTCCGTCATGTACGGCTCAATCACCATCGTGGTGACCATGTCCCTAAAACTCCTGCAAAAATTGTTCATGTCCGTGTGGATTAAATTTTGCGGGGTGTTTTTTGGATATAAATATTCATAGTCGCGTATCGCCGTCTGAAACGCATCCAATAATTTGTGCCTAAACTCAGCGCATACAGCGTCTATGCGGTCATGTGTGGATCTGTTGTTAATGCTCATGATATCTCCTCAAGGTCTGACAGATCTAAATCGTCCATAAATTGCGCTAGTTTCCCTGCCGCTATATTTTGTAAATCCGCGTCCCATAAGCGAAACTTCGCAACTTTGCCTTTAGCGTTTTTGACGAATTGATTATCAACTGAGTCGACAACTACAAATTCCATTTTATAAAGCCTAACCTTCATCGTCTGCCTCCTTCAAAAACCATTGCTTGCTAGTGTCAGTGTTCCAGAAACCATCATCATTCAGGAAGCATTCATAGACCACGCACACTTCTGACTCTGCGCCCTCTTCCTTCCAGACGCACAGATCAAACATCCGCTCACCGACTTGAATGCCATACCACTGATTATCCTCGTCACGTCCACTATGCTCATTCTGGATGTGGGTATCACTTTCGTAGAACGCGGTCAGATAGCCCTTCTCGTAGTCGGACAATTCCAAATCGTCATCGTCACTGTCTGGGTCTACGCTGAAGCACACCTTCACAATGCCCTCGTCCTCATCGGCAATGAACCAATCATCGCGGCTTGGTAGCATCATTTCCAATGCTTGCAGTAATTCATATCTAGTCATTATCGATCTCCTGAACTTCATAGTAAGCGTTTGACCAACAAAAATGGTCTCTGGCCTCTAGTTCTGCCTGTTCATGATCTTCGGCCTCCACCGTCACCACGATCGTTGCCGTTACCTCATACTTTTGCATGGGCGGCCTTGGGTATTTCACCGCCGCCGTATCACGAATGACATCCCAGTTGATGCCGATCGTTGCGTCATGGTTCGCCTTCAGACCATGCAACACTTCCAATGCCTGATCCCTTGTCAACCAACGGCACTCCTGCATTACATCATCAACAGACCAGATGATTTCGATTTCCTCTCTCATGCCGCTACTCCTTCCCTGAGTAACATATGATCCAACGATACGGCTTCTTCCTCAAGCCACCGACTGCCCATCTCAGCACAACTCACTCGCCTATATACTTGAACCATGAGCCTGTCGGTAAAGCCTACCACATAGCAGTAGTCACACCACGACATCTCCGCCATCAACTCCCACCGATCCTTGTATGGTGGGATCAAACGAATGCCGCCGCCCTCCTGACACTTGTTCGCCGCAACAAACGCCGCACCGAACTCATCAGCCTCGAACCTCGGCAGTCGCCACGCATGAGCCTTCGCCGCCTCAATAAACTGAGCCGCACCGCTCGGGTAACTGTCGTAATGCTTGTAAACAGCAACCTCATCATGTCCATCTTCGAAAATAAAAATCCCTCTAGTTCCCATGATCTGCCTCCTTCACATATTGGAACTCATAACCAGAGCCGTGGCACTCGTTACACGATACCACAGCCCCATCCTCTGTCGGTTCATACCCATGACCACCACACCAGTCACAGGTTAAACCGAACACGATCCGAGTGCCTTGAACCTCGAACCTCGCTTCTTGCCGCGCTTCCATTACGCATACTCAGACTGAAGATGCTCATCAATCTCAGCATCCTCATCAAGGTTGTCGTGCCAATTACCGCCATCGCTGTTCCACGCACCATGAAACCCCATGCCGTATTCAATATACTCAGCACGAACATGAAAACCCATGTCGTCCATGGCCTCATATACAGGAAAAGGCGGTGACCACGCCGTATCGAACTTGAACACATGGACAACGCTGTCCATGCGATAGGTATACATCTCATCAGTGTCCCATGGGTTGCAGGCATCCCACTTCGTTCCCCAATGCTTAAGAGCCCAGTCATACCACGATGCTGTGCCATGCTCCTTCTTGATGGCTTCCAGTTCCTCGGCAGGGATAGCAATGTCATTGCCGTCCTCATCACGCCGCCACTCATTGACATGAACACCGTCAATGGTGTTGCCGCCTGTGACGATGTCCTTCAAGACCTCGGGCATTGGGACAATATGGTTGAACATCGCACCTTGCTTCAGGGCTTCAACCAATGCATCCATCTTTTCTTTGTCTGGATGCGAGACATAAACAACATTCTGACACCAGTTTGGCATTTCAAAATCTCCATGTTTCATTGTTGATGAGTTAGTTATACATGAAAACAACATATGACGCAATAGACTTTATATACATAATTTGTCACGGTTGTCACGCTTGTCACGCTAATAAGAGTATTTCCTGAAAAAAAAAAAATAAAAAAATTTTTCTGTAGAAGTGTGACAAGTGTGACAAGTGTGACAAGGAAACAAAAGTCTTTGTTTTTCAACGCCTAGCGGATGAGATTTTTGTCACGGTACGTCACGTTTGTCACGGTACTAGGGTGCTATAAGGGTTTTTGACAGTATATAATTTGTGGGATTTATGCGGAATCTTTGCTATAAAAGGGGTAGTACCGTGACAAGTGTGACAAATTTGGAGGACAAGTGTGACAAGACTAGAAAAGGTTGTAGCTACCATCGAGGAAGAAACAGGACGCAAACTAACAAATCGTCAGCGTGAGTTCTCTCGATACTATGTAGAGGGGATTTATTCCAATACTGAATGTGCCAAGAAGGCAGGCTTCTCACCTGCCACGGCGGATGTCATGGCATCCAAATTGCTCAGTGGAAAATATCCTCATGTAACCGATCTAATACAGGAACTCAGGCAAGAGCGTGAACGGCGTTACGGCGTGACCGTGATCGGGCAACTCAAACGCCTTCAAGAACTGTCATTAGGGGCTGAAGATGCAGGCCAGTTCTCTGCCGCAATTAACGCTGAGAAAATTAGATCAGCCCTTGGCGGCCTGACTGTTGATCGGCGAGAACAAATCCACCATCTGGATGACCTGTCGCGTGAAGAGATCACGGCAAGGTTGGCGCAACTCCGAAAAGAATACCCTCAAGCATTCATCGAGGGGGAATATACCGAGGTAAAGAATGGCGGCGGAGAAGAACTTTTGGAATACAGTCAAGAAGAATCTGCCGAAGGGTTGCTTCTCAACGAGGATTGAAAACCGACACGGCGGCGGCGTGCCTGATGTGCATTTAGTTTGGTCTGGGCTTGTGTTTTGGATCGAATTAAAGGTAAGTAAAGGTAACACAGTTCGCCTCTCCCCAGAGCAAGTTGCTTGGAATACCGCTTATTCGCGCTCTGGTGGCCTTAGTTTCATCTTGGTTAAAGACCCGAGGGACAGGAGTCTATTTTTATTTGGGGGCTCTGACGCGGCTCTGGTGGCCAAAGAAGGCCTGCGGTCTGCCTGCGCCCTGTATCATGGTTCTAGTTTCGAGGAACTGTGGACGTGCCTGCGGTCTGCCTGCGTGCCTGCGCCTTGTAATGAAGGGGAAGAGGCATGAGCCTGCGTGCCTGCGCCCTGCGCCCTGCGCCTTGGCTGATATAATCAAGAGTAGGCATGAAAAAAAACCATAGGCCTATAGGCCTATGGTTAATCCGGTTTAGTGTGTTAGGAATATCACTTGCCTGTTGGGTTGATCCCAACATAGCGTGCATGTTCCGCAACCATCATGGCCTTGCTGTTCAGGGCAGATGATGGCCTTGCCCTTTTCTGGTGATTGTAAGGCCTCACTATTGGCACTGTAGGCCAGATCTGGCCTATCTGACCAACGGATAGAAAACCGCTTGCCGAAAGTCTGGCGCGTGTTGTCAATTGCCCTGGCAATATTGCGCTCTAATTTAACCGGGCTGTCCGGGTGATTATGTGTGTATCCCCATATTGCAATGTTAGGATATTTTGCCAGCCAGCCAGCCCATGCGTTAACGTATTCAGGCGACCAAAAATCACCTAGTATATGAAGGCGGATTAATAAAGACTTGCCCTTGTGCTCTTTTAATTCTTGATCAATCCGGTTAATCAATTCTTGACCATGCTCTAGCCTATGGGCAAAGGGCATATTGTTCCCAAAGCATGTATTCCAGTGATGGCATGATGATGGGCACGTTGCGCGCTCTTCTAGCGTCAAGGTCATGATCTTATAACCTTTAAATGCGCCAGCTTTAACGCCTGCTTTTAGCTTTTTATTACTGGAAAATTTTAAGACTTTATACGGATAATCGGCCAGCTTGCGCTTGCTCTTTTGATATCGTGTTGCTGTTAACATAATGTTTCCTTCCATAATTCTGTTGCTGCATAGTTTATTATACATAAAACTATTTACTTTGCAAGGCCTGCGTGCCTGCGGCCTGCGCCCCTTCTATATATGAAAAAACTCCTAGGTATAGTTATACCTAGGAGCCTTGCATCAACATGGGATATGGAGGCATCCCATCCCTGTTATACAGTCAGCCCCAGCAATCGGTCAATAAAAAACAGGGGCAGGTTTCCCTGCCCCTGTCCGCCCTATGGAGGCTTACTTAACTATCCTAGGCCATGTTCTGGGATTATCCCTATGATCCTCATCAGGGATATACCTATCGCGGATTTCATATTTAACGCCCATGCTATCCAATTTGTTCAGATATTTTGGGAAATCCACATCTTCTTCTAAGGCATAGATTTCACCGTTTGGCGTTTGATAACTGAAATCACTGAAATCGGCAGGCGCAATGCGCGCCTGCTTTAATTGTTCCGCTGATACAATGCCCCAGCCATGGCCGTTATCTGTAATGCATACGATATTCATTATTCTTTCCCTCCATAGATTTCCGCCCATTCATCTGTGCAATCGACTAGCTTGAAGTTATGCGCGATTTCCAAGGCGTACTGATCACCGAAATCCCAGCCGCCAAATGTCATATCCGACTTGGCCGCCGTAAACCAGCGTGCATACTGGTCTTTCTTTTCGTTTTCTGCCAGTTTATAGGTTTTTAGAATAGCGACTGTTGTTTCGCCCCAGCCGCCAAAATTACCTTTGAACAAGGCATATGGTTCAGTCTTTCCGCTTACAAAATCCTGAATGTTAATTGATTTACTAAATGGGTTTTTCTTTCTCATAATATCCCTCCATAGGATGCAAGTTTAGGCGTCATTGCCTATAGTCATTATAATACGAAACACAAGCAAAACACAACAGGAAATATTGCCTGCCTGCCTGCGCCTGCGCCCCTGTTTCTATAATAGAAAACCACGGCCTGCCTGCGCCTGCGCCTGCGCCCCCGCATTATAAAGAAGAAGAAAAAAGAAACTGGGACAGCAAATGCTGTCCCAGTCTGGTTCATTTGGCATGAGGCTGGTTCATGTGTTTCAGGCGGCATTTTTTCGCACAGGAAGATTCCCCCTGCATAACAAAACTACATCGCCCTATGATCCCATTGACATAGTAGTAATAGCCATGATGTTTTCCGTGTTTGGTCACCGGAAATACCGGACACTTCCAGACAGTAGGATCCATATTATCTTGCGTATATTTGTCAAGAAGACCTTCCAGCCCATTGAATCTTTCGATCCAATCCGATTCAACTGTGACAGGATGATAGATTTTAATTCCATCACTCGTATACCAAATTGCACAGCTCGCGGAGTATTTCTTTCCCATCTTTACCTCCATAGTTTCAAAGAAACTGGGACAGCAAGTGCTGTCCCAGTCTGGTTTAACGGATCAGTTTCAGTTTGTCATGCTCAAGCCGATAGAACTTGATCGAGTGAAACTCTTCCCCTCGAGCAGGTCGTTTACCGACCGTGATGACCTGTCCATCACAAGATTTACTGGGGAATGCCTTATTTAACTTGGCTAGTTTTTCCCCGGCTTCTTTGAGTGACGAAGCACAAGACCAGATAATAGCATAACTATTGATCTGAGTCGGTGTGTGATACCATATCTTACCCATCTTTACCTCCATAGTTTGATAGTGTTTCCGCCGTTTCAAGAACATCAAGAGTATGCATGAGTTTGTTGCGAGTATAAAAATACTCATCTGCTCCGAACTCTACTGATGCTTTGATGTCTTTTCGGACAATATCAATTAGTTCTTCGGTGCACAGTGGATGGTTAAATAACTTCATCCAATATTGCTTTAGTTCTTTAGTGACCATCTTTACCTCCATAGTTTGATGGTGATGGTGGGGAGCATTGTGCTCCCCACCGGAGTGATTAGAACCAGAAGAACTTGGTTCTTGGATTGCCTACTCTCTTGACCTTGTCGAACTCTTCTTGACCATACAGTTCGATGAACTGATCTTTGGTCGGTGCAAGTTCGGATGGCTTCGAGATGGCTTTTCTCTCACCAGCTCCTATTTCTTCTCCCATCTTCTCGAGAGTCGATTTCGCTTCTGTCAATCTTTTTAGCATGAACTCGACCAGCTCATGCTGATCTTTTAATGCCAGTTCATCAAATTGATTGATTGATCCGAGTTTAGGATCTGGAAAGATGTCCGTCATCTTGAGTGCTTGATTGTTCATAATTTACCTCCATAAATGATGGGGAGCATTGTGCTCCCCATCGCTAGTGAATTACTCGTTGCCGAGTTTTGCGGCCAATTCGTCAATTCGGTTTGACACGTCCGGTAAAGCATCCGTCATACTGACTAAGATGTCATGGGCAAGTTGCCTATGCTCTTTAGCCATGTGTGGGCAATCTTGACGTTCGGCGTCAATGGCCTTGTGGTTCAATGCATCAACTACTCGGATTAATTCCCAGTAATTAAGCTTGACACTAATCTCGACCTCGGAAAGATAAATACTTGCGATTGTCATAATAGACCTCCATAGTTTGCAAGTTGATACAATCAAGAGACTTTTAAGGGTGAGTGGCGCGATCGCGACTGTCCATTGCCTCTTGATATCTTCGATATTAAGGATTTTATCGGCATAGTCAACAAGAGAAACACAAATAAAATACATTTCTTTATCTTTTTTTATTTTTTTTTTCGGGTTACTTGGTCAATCCGGTATCGATCAAGATATATCTCGAACCCCCCAACCCCCCAACGCCAACCCCATTGGACGGCGTGTGCTGTGCTGTGCTGGATGGGTAAAAACATTCAGGTGTTTTTCCATTGGACCCAGGTCCGAGTTGCGTGTTCCGCACAAATAATATACAAATAGCTATAGGAGTCCCTAGGGGGGAGAAAAAATTTGCCAATAAATTCATTTGAGGCCTTAGGCAGGATCATACCATTACTTACTGCTGCGCCTTTTTACAGCACGGAAACACTAGAGGAAAGTATGCCTAGGTTTCTGAACGCCATTGCTTACGACAAGATCCGTTATTATATGCGTGATGACCAGATGATTGGCTTTGTCACTTGGTGTTTCCTGACCAAGGAGGAGTCTCAGAGCATGGATTATTCTTGGGACGAAGCTTTTGCTAGAGATGACGGCGAGGAACTCTGGGTGGTGGACATGGTAGCCCTAGATAGTGTAATATCTATCGGCAAGGAGTGCCGAAATTATATTTTTGGTGTAACGGGACACAAGGTCGCGTATTGGCGCAGACCTAACGGCAGAATGGGAAAGGCTACGAACTATGGGTAAAAGCGCAGGATCAGGTTCCGGTTCCGGTTCCGGGAGCGACAAGCAATCAAAAGGCAGTGTTTTTGGTGTCAATGGCGTGTCCAAGACTGGAAGCACGGCGCAAGATGCGGCAATCGGTTTCACTTCTGGTTCAGGCACTGGTAAAGCAGGGCCAAACTTTGATGCATTACAGGGGGCTACCACAGAGCAGACAAGAGCGGCTGTAGCCACGGCTCAACAAGCCCAGAGGCAAGGTTCGAGTCCCACTGAAGCGCAGCGTGCGGTATCGAACATGTTGGGGTCGTATTCTCCTGGTGCGGTAAGCAAGAGTGGTCAGATCACGGATCAGGGGTCTGATTTAATCAGCAACGCGATTGAGCAGGCGAAGGGTCAGACAAAAGAGGCTTTCCGTGCTGGCGAAGTTGCGGGTATCGGGAGGCAGCCTTCCATTGGTCAGGGTGCCTCGACTCCCGAATCTCGCCTCAACCTCAGAAATCTTACTCAGGCTAGACCTGATGAATTAACGACCGAGGCATTTAGCTCCTCGCCTCTCGCCTCTTTGCTCAATCAAGCAATGCAGACACCTGCCGTTGATCTTTCAGGTGTATCAAACATGGATCTTTATAAGGGATTGCGGAATAACCCAACATACAAAAATGAGTTACAAAGGCGTGCATTAAGCGGCGACTACAATGAAGCTACTGCTCTTTTCAGTAGTGCTTTAGGAGGGGGATTGATCAACTTAGCAACAGACAGTCCTGGTTTGTATGACACCGTTCCAGAGGATACCGCTAGAGCACCTGTAACCATGGAAGATGCGCAAGCTGCGATTTCAGCGAACAACGTGTTGGCACCTGCACAAGCTGTGCAGGGTGAATACTATGGTGAAGACGTAGAACAGCCGGATATCTTCGGTACGGCGGGTGGGCAGTTCACGGAATTGTACGGGTTCCCAAATGCAACGGCTCTAGGAGAGTTCCAGACCCAAGCCATGGGTCCTGCAAAAACACTTGGTAATGTCATGAATTTCTCATTGCTGGGTCAGGGAATTAGTGCGTTAACAGGCAAGAATCCAATGGAAATGGCTTTATCGGGTGGTCGTCAGAGTATGCAGGACATTTTAACGGCAGGCGGAAAGTTCAACCCTGACACAGGGCGGATCGAGGCGGAACTGCCAAGTGGACGTTTGCAGATGAACAATATGGGAATGGTGACCTATAGCGGGATGCCAGATGCGAGTTACTCAGGGCCTTTTGCGAACTTGGTCAACCCAACTCCTGAAGGACAGGGAGGTGGGATGCAACCTATTGTGGAGCCTATGGTGGAAGAAGTGGTCAACCCATGCCCACCAGGGTATGCTTTAGTGGATGGCGTGTGCCAGCCGCTTGCTGGAACAGCTCAACCTGCCGCCGCGACACCTCCGGCAGTGCCAAGTTCATTCCAGCCTATGTATCAACCTTATCAACCGCAACCTCTTAATCCATTTGTACTAAGCCCAACAGGAGCGGCACTCGGTAGATCTGTCTAATGAACTTAGATACAATTCCAGAGGAAGTTCTGAAGGAAATCTTTGCTCTTCAGAACCAGCAGGTAAGATTAACCATCCGTGAGCAAGCCCGGGACAAGTTTATGCCGTTCGTGCATCATGTGTATGACGGGTTTATTGAAGGCACGCATCACCGCGTTATTGCGGAGAAGCTGGAGCGGGTAGCGAGGGGCGAGTTAAAACGTCTCATTGTGAACATGCCGCCACGACACAGTAAGTCGGAGTTTGCTTCCTACTTGATGCCTGCTTGGTTTCTTGGGCGGAACCCGAAGCTAAAGATCATTCAGGCGACACACAACACAGAGCTTGCCGTGAGGTTTGGTCGTAAGGTTCGAGACTTGATTGCGACACCAGATTACACAACCGTGTTTCCTGACACTCTCCTCAAGGCAGACGATAAAGCCGCTGGCCGCTGGGGTACCTCAGTTGGCGGGGAGTATTTCGCCGCAGGGGTGGGGGCAGCGATGACTGGTCGTGGCGCGGACTTGCTGATCATTGACGACCCGCACTCTGAACAAGACGCCCTATCTTCCACGGCATTCGACAACGCATTTGAATGGTACACATCTGGACCTCGCCAGCGTCTTCAGCCGGGCGGGGCGATCATCATTGTTATGACGCGATGGGGCATGAAGGATTTGACGGGGCAAGTGCTCAAGATGCAAGGCTCGGATGTGATGGCAGACGAGTGGGAAGTTGTGGAGTTTCCTGCTATACTACCAAGCGAAAAGCCGTTGTGGCCTGAGTTCTGGAAAAAAGATGACCTGTTAAAAGTTAAGGCATCTCTTCCTGTTGGCAAGTGGAACGCTCAGTGGCAACAAAACCCTACTGCCGCTGAAGGCGCGATTGTCAAAAAGGAATGGTGGAATGTCTGGGAAAAAGAGGACATACCTTCGGTTAAGTATATTATACAGTCATATGACACTGCGTTCAGCAAGAAGGAAACTGCGGACTTTTCCGCTATTACTACTTGGGGAGTGTTTACTAATGAAGACACAGGTGCAGATAATATTATACTTATGGATGCACGGCGCGGCAGATGGAATTTCCCAGAGCTTAAAGGCGTTGCGCGAGAAGAGTACGAGTATTGGGAGCCTGATATGGTCATCATTGAAGCGAAGGCTTCAGGGCAACCGTTAACGGATGAACTGCGTGCGGCAGGCATTCCAGTTATGAACTATACACCGAGCAAAGGTCGTGATAAGATTACGCGGATGCACACGGTAGCTCCGCTGTTTGAGGCTGGGATGGTGTGGGCACCCGAAACAAGGTTTTCGGACGAGGTTATCGAAGAGTGTCTGGCATTCCCACATGGAGAACATGACGACTTCGTGGACAGCATGACGATGGCTTTGATACGGTTTCGACAAGGCGGGTTTATTGAACTCGAAGGCGAGAATGACAACGACAATTACTGGTATCCTAAAAAGAAGGAGTATTACTAATGGCTAAAGAAGATAAATCTAAGGTAGAGATGGAAAATGCTTCGTCTGGCGAAGCCGCAATGGCGGAAAAGCTGAACAAGATGTCTCCGTCAGAACTAGCGGCTTACATGAGAAAAATGAAGGGCATGGCTGGCGAAGAAAACAAGCCTGATGCTGACGGCTACCGCGCTGGTGGAAGTGTTAACATTAAAAACTTCAAGGGCAGCTTCTAATGAAGGTCAAGAGACGCGGAAAGTTTAGAGGGATATTCTAATGGCAGTACCTCCACGCCCTATGGGCAGCTTAATAGATTCTGGAATCGAGGCTCCAGAAGGAATGAACGTAGAAATACCGCAGGTGGAAGATTTCGCTGGCGGTGCGGAAGTCATGGAACAGGCTGACGGAACTGCGCTTATTCAAGCTCTGATGGGTGGGGGTGGATCTGACGGAATACAAGTCGAGACTGAGCAGTATGATCACATGGCTAACTTAGCCGAGGTCATTGACGAAGGCGTTCTGGGCGAGATATCCAGTGAGCTTCGCGGTCTGTATGAAGAAGATTTAGAGTCACGTTCTGATTGGGAAGAAGGGTACACGAAAGGCTTGGATCTTTTGGGTATCAAATACACGGAACGCACCCAGCCTTTTGAAGGGGCATCAGGTGTTACTCACCCGTTAATCTCTGAGTCAGTCACGCAGTTTCAGGCACAGGCTTATAAAGAACTCTTGCCAGCAGGTGGTCCTGTAAAGACCCAAGTGCTAGGGGCAAAGACAGCGGAGAAGGAAGCGCAAGCTAGCCGCGTCAAGAACTTCATGAACTATCAGGTTACTGAGATCATGGAGGAGTTTGACCCAGACACCGACCAGATGCTGTTTTATTTACCGCTATCAGGTTCCACCTTTAAGAAAGTTTACTTTGATCCAACCAAGGGTCGTGCGGTATCGGCATTTGTGCCAGCCGAAGATCTGGTTGTCCCCTACTCTGCTTCTGATTTGGCAACATCGCCTCGCGTAACGCATACCGTTCGCATGGACGGAAACCAAATCCGTAAGATGCAGTTTGCAGGAGTCTACCGTGACGTAGAGATCAGCGAGTATGACGATGACCAAGACAATCCTGTTAGAGATAAGGTTTCCGAGTTAGAAGGTATTTCTAAAGGCTATACGGATGAGATGCATACCCTGCTGGAGATGCATGTCGATCTGGATCTAGAAGGATTTGAAGATGTGGGTCCTGATGGGGAGCCAACAGGAATCAAACTACCATATATTGTTACGATGGATCACGGTTCTGGTGAGGTTCTGTCAATCACCCGTAACTTTGATCAGAACGATGCGCTAAAGCGGAAGCGTCAATATTTCGTTCACTACAAGTTCCTCCCTGGTTTAGGGTTTTACGGGTTCGGTCTTATTCATATGATCGGCGGATTAGGTCGTGCGGCTACAAGTATTCTTAGACAATTGATTGATGCAGGCACTCTGGCCAATCTGCCATCTGGTTTCAAAGCACGCGGCATTCGTATCAGAAACGAAGACGAGCCGCTGGCACCGGGTGAGTTTAGAGATTTGGATGCACCTGGCGGTGACATCCGTAATTCGATTATTCCTCTGCCGTTCAAAGAGCCATCAGGCACTCTGGCTCAGTTATTAGGTTCGCTGATTGAAGGTGGACGGCGGTTTGTTTCTATTGCCGACCAACAGATTGGCGAGGGGCAAAGAGGCGATATGCCCGTAGGCACGACAGTTGCGCTACTTGAGCGCGGCATGAAGGTTATGTCTGCTATCCACAAGCGTCTGCATTATGCCCAGAAGAACGAGTTCCGTTTGCTGGCACGGATTCTTGCGGAGAACCTGCCTCCTGTATATCCATATGAAGTAGCTGGCGCACCATCTGAAATCAAGGCGCAAGACTTTGATGGTCGCGTGGATGTGATCCCAGTATCGGATCCGAACATCTTCTCGATGTCACAGCGTGTAACGCTGGCACAAACGCAGTTGCAGTTGGCGCAATCCAACCCGCAGATCCACAACCTGTACGAAGCATATAAGCGTATGTATCAGGCGTTGGAAGTTCAGAACATTGACGAGATCCTACCTGCAAGGAAAGAGCCACAGCCTACCAGCCCAAGCATCGAGAATGCAAAGGCATTGCAGGGCGAAATCCTGACGGCATTCCAAGAACAGGATCATGATGCTCATATTATGGCGCATGTCACCTTTATGAAGTTGCCTATGGTGGCTGGTTCTCCAAACATTTACGCTATTTACATTGCACATATCCAAGATCACATTTCAATGAAAGCACGTTTAGTTGTCATGCAACAAGCGCAACAAGCTCAAGCTCAAGCGCAACAGATGGCATTAGGTGCACAGATGGGCGCGGTAGATCCTATGATGGCACAACAAGCAATGCAACAAGCACAAATGATGTCGCCTGAAATGGTAGAGGCTGAAGTTGCGAAACTTGAAGCGCAGTTTACTCAAGAAATACTACAGATGCTTGTTCCACAGGGTCAGCAGGATCCACTCGTACAAATCCGCCAGCAAGAACTTGCTATCAAGGCGGCTGAATCCCAGCGGCGTGCACAGCAAGATGCCGCCGAGTTAGCCTTGGATCAACAAAAGCTCCAGCAAAAAGCAATGACTGACGCAGCCAGAATAGAACTTCAAGAGGAGATTGCGGAGGACAGGGCAGATGTAAACAGGGAACGCATCCAGACCCAGCGTGAAATGGCGGCGATGCGTAGAGGTTAGTGGATCCAGTAAGTGCAATGGCAACCGCTTCGGCGGCATTCGGAGTTTTAAAAAAAGGATTTGCGGTAGGTCGAGACATTGAATCAATGGTCGGCGACTTATCGCGCTGGATGGGTGCGCTTTCTGACTTGGATCAAGCGGAAAAAGAAGCCAAAAACCCCCCGATATTCAAGAAAATGTTTGCTGGTAAAACCGTGGAGCAAGAGGCTCTGGAGATATTTGCGGCTAAAAAGAAAGCCCAGCAACAGCGGGACGAGCTTAAACAGTGGATGCAATTCACTATAGGTTCGCGTGCGTGGGATGAATTATTGGCTATGGAAGGTCAAATCCGAAAGCAGAGGCAAGAAACACTGTACCGTCAACGCGAAAGACGGCAGAAGTTTATCGAGTGGGTGGTGATTATAATATCTGTTATAACAGGAGTAGCTATTTTAGCTACTGTGGTTTGGTTTTTTAAGTTTAAGGATCAGTGATATGATTACACCAGAGAAACTAGATGCATGGCGCATCGTTCCCAGAGCCTTAATTTTCACCTATATGGTAGTGTTTTATCAGTTTTGCCAGTGGTTCATGTCTTTGCCAGAGCCGAACAACGCTCAAGCAGGTGGATTTTCTGTTATTGTTGGCGCGGGAGCAGCGTGGTTCGGGTTATACGTTAACAGTAAACCTTCTTCAGTTAACAAAGAGGAATGATTCATGTTTTCTTGCTCATGGTCTATCTTGGAACTGGAGATGATAGACGGCTGGTTAGTAACACTATGTATTTTTACAGTGTGACTGAGTGTAATTTCTTCGCCTCGCAAATCTCCAAAAGATATGGTAATTATATCTATAGGGACTTTATTGATTCCCGGGACAGAGTAACGGCTTATTGTTTGCCAAAGCATATTACAGAAGGATCAGTGGAGGTCTATTGATATGATGAGTTTATTGGGAAGCCTTCTTGGCTTCGGCACAAGTTTTCTTCCAGAAGTCCTGAATTATTTCAGGGCTGGGCAAGAACACAAACAGAAACTTGAAACCATGAAGATGGAAGCAGAGTTGATGGAAAAGCGTTCTGCCCTTAAACTACAGGAACTTGACAAACAAGCAGATATACAAGAGGCAAAGAGCATCTATGAGCATGATCGAAGTATTAACGCTGGAGGATTTGTCAACGCTCTTCGCGGTAGCGTTAGGCCTGTTATTACTTATGCCTTCTTCCTAATGTTTGTGATGGTAGAAGTAGTCATTATGTTAAAGGTACTAGAATCAGGCGGCGATTGGAAAGATGCAGTGGATCTAATGTGGAGTCCTGAAACGACTGGACTATTTGCTGCAATTATGTCATTCTGGTTCGGCAATAGAGCCGTATCGAAGTATGTTAGGAGCAAGTGATGCCCTTTAGTGAGTACAGTTCAAAGCAAAAGAAATTAGCTCGTATCGCGGAACCTCGTGATGCAATTACTGGAGCCGATTTTGCGGCACTGAGAAAGAAGGATGGCGGTATGATTAAATTTGCTGAAGGTGGCGATACCCGCCGCGCACAACTTATGCAACTTCTGGACGATGCCCGTGAAAAAGGCGATGATGATATGATCATCGAAATCGAAGCAGAATTGTTTCAGATGAGCGATGATGATGGTATGATGGGCGGCGGCATGGTTAAGGGTCGCGGCTATCGTTATGGCGGCAAAGTCAAGGGCTACCGCGATGGCATGAGTGTCAGTTCAGACACGGGCCGTGGTTGTGGCGCGGCTGTTAAAGGTAAAGCATTTAGCGGAACATACTAATGCCTACTATTATGATAAGCATTATGCCTGATGGCGGCATTCCAGTAGATAAAATGTCAGATGATGATGACGGGAAGAGATGCCCTCTTCCCACTCAAGACGCTGACCTAAACGCAGAAAACCGTGAAGTTGCGATAGAAGAAGCAAACTATCGTGAGCCTAATTTCTCATCGGCTTTCCGCGCAGATGACGTATGCGGCAGTTGTTCTGCGTACAACCAGACTGAAGATATGCTTGAATGCATAGGTGATGAGTCCGGCAACACGGGCTACTGTCAGATCTGGAAGTTTGTTTGCGAGTCGGATAATACCTGTGATAGTTGGGCAGAAGGCGGTCCAATCACAAGCGATAAACAAACAAACTACAAAGATATGTTATAATGGATGTTGCAGACTTCGCAAAATATGTATATAAATTGTTAGAACAGCGTGAACAGCAGGTTGCTGACATGTTGACATCTGGTGGTGTTCAGAACTTTGAGCAGTATCAGCGGATGGTGGGAGAAGTACAGGGTCTTGTCTACGCCAAGGAAGAAATCAAATCCCTGCTGGAGAAAAATATAGACGATGGCGAAGACTTTATACGTTCCTGACCATATCGCAGCAAAAGTACAAGCTGACAAAACCCCCACCTCAGTTGAAGAGGCTTATGTAAAAGAGGACAAAAAAGTCCTTGATCCAAGCCTTCTCAAAAAACCACTAAAAGAACGCCTGCCGCAACCTACGGGTTGGAGACTTTTGGTTATGCCGTATCAAGGTAAGGCCAAGACGGACAGTGGTATTTTAATTCCCGATCAAATACGCGAAAAAGAAGCACTGGCTACTGTTGTAGCGTATGTGCTGAAACTAGGGCCGTTAGCCTATCAGGATCCAAACAAGTTTGGTGACAACCCTGAAGCATGGTGTAAAGAAGGCGAATGGGTGTGTATTGGTAGATACGCAGGATCTCGGTTCAAGATTGAAGGCGGCGAAGTTCGTATCATTAATGATGACGAAGTAATAGCCACAATTCTAGAACCTGATGATGTGAAACATGTCTGAGGAGGCACAAATGGAACAAGCGCAAGAGCTGGAGAATGACGTTGAAGTAACCTTTGACGAATCCGGCAAAAAAGTTAACACAGATAGTGATAATGATGACGGCACTCCACAGGTAGAGGCGGTTGAAGACGACTCTTCCGAAGAAGAACTGGACAGCTATAGTAAAGGCGTTCAGAAGCGCATCAAAAAACTTACTGAGAAGTATCGTTTTGCAGAACGCGACAAAGAAGAAGCCGCTCGTATAGCGGAAGTTTTGAAAAAAGAAAACGATCAACTCAAAAATAAATTAAGCAACCTTGATCAAGGCTATATTACAGAGTATGGAACTCGTCTTGAGTCCCAGAAAGCAACGGCAAAACAAGCCTATCGTGACGCTCACGATCGTGGAGATCCTGATGCTATGTATGAAGCGTCACAGGCTCTTTCAAAGATCGCAATCGAAGAAGAGCGTTACCGCATGGCAAAGCAACGGCAGGAATCACAGGCTGTTCAACAGTCAGCTCAACAAGTAGAGCAACCTGCCCAACAGGTTCAGCAACCTGCTCAACAGAAGCCTCATCCAAAGGCTGAAAAGTGGGCGGCGAAGCATGAATGGTTTGGTGAAGACGAAATTATGACCAACGCAGCATTCGTTATTGACAAGCAACTTCTTGAAGAAGGGTTTGACGGAACGAGCGATGAGTATTATAGTGAGTTAGATACCCGTCTTAGGAATCGTTTTCCTAGTGAGATGGGTGGAACCAAAAACGGGGGAAGTTCTAGGGTCGCCTCGGCTTCAACTTCCGCATCTCGCAGTAATAAACAGGGGCGCAGGACCGTCAAGTTATCACCTTCACAGGTGGCAATGGCCAAGAAACTTGGTGTTCCTCTTGAAGAATACGCCAAGTATGTAAAGGATTAATGCTATGAGTGATACAAGACAACCACGGTCAACTCAGACACGCGAAAAAACTTCGCGCCGCAAACCTTGGGCACCGCCCAGCCGACTAGAGGCTCCAGACGCTCCCGATGGATATAAGCATCGTTGGATCCGTACAGCACTCAGAGGCGATGATGACAAAATGAACGTCCACGCGAAACTTCGTGAGGGATGGGAACCAGTCAGAGCTGATGAGTACCCCGGATTTGATTTTGCCTCTATTGACGAAGGACAACATGCTGGGGTCATTGGTAACGGTGGACTTATGCTAGCCCGTATACCTGAAGAGACAGCGCAGGAAAGAACCGCATATTACCGGGGACGGACCCGCGAACAAATGGTCGCTGTTGACCAGGACTTAATGAAGGAGCAACATCCTTCGATGCCTATTACTAATGATAGGCAAAGTCGTGTAACCTTTGGAGGTCGCAAACGCGACTCCTAATTTAGATTGAAGGAGTAAACCTATGGCAAATGCTAACGGTTCTTTTGGCCTTCGTCCTATCGCAAAGTTAGGATCGAACGCTAATTCAACTGGTGCGTCTGGGTACACACTCTACGAAATTGCCAACGGCAATACTAATGCAATCTACCAAGGTTCCCCGGTCATCCCTCTGTCCACAGGTTTTATCGACATTGTGGGCGCGGCGGCTGGTGGCACTGTAGGTTTGCTTGGTGTTTTCTGGGGCTGTGAGTATGTATCTTCGACCACTGGCGAGAAAATATTCTCAAACTACTGGCCAGGATCTGGTGCGGATTCAAATCATCCGATCAAGGCTTTCGTATATGACGACCCAATGCAGTTGTTTGCAATTGCATCGGATGCGACATTAACCAGCAAGGCAACCCTGCGTGGGCATGTCTTCGCAAACGCTAACTTCTCCACAGGCGATGAAGGTTCTACCACAACTGGTATTTCCTCTGCTGCTCTGGCTGTTAGCACCATTGCTACCACTAATACGCTCAACCTGCGTATCATGGGTTGGCAAGAAGATCCTGAGAATCAGGACTTCACTGCTGCTGGTATCCCTGTAATCGTGCGTTTGAACAACCACTTCAATAGTGCCAATGGTGCTATCGCTGGTGGCACTGTTTCAACCACTGGCGTATAAGGAGGCTTAGACAATGGCTATTTCACGTCAACAATTGGCGAAAGAGCTGGAACCTGGCCTTAATGCTCTATTTGGTATGGAGTATTCACGCTAC